TCTGTAAGTCCGTCCCCAGCTTTGTTTAAATTATCTAAACCACGTTGTGCATTAGTTTGCATAAATTTAGGTGGTTTTCTATCTACTTCTCTTTTTTCTAAATCTTGATCTACTGATTTTTCTTCTTTTTGTTTTGCTTCATTAATTAATATTGCTTGTAGCTGTTTTTCAGCTTCTTCGTGTGTTTTATGACAACCCATTATAAAACCGTCATCAAGTTTTACAACGGCGTGTCCCTCACACTCTTTATTATCCATTTGTATTTCGTATGGCATTAGTCTGGCCTTAAAACGTGTACTGAACCTGTACCAGTTGCCATAAGTCCCCACAATTCGTTATCTTGTTGCACTCTTACAACGACATCAGTATTGTTTGGTAAATGAAAACCATTAGATGTTGAAACGTCTGAACCACCTAAATACATATTGTTGCCACTTGAATTGTGTAAATTAATTGTTTGTTCGTAATTTACACTTGAAATTATTTTTACAGCTGATGAATTATTTAAAGCAACTTGTTGACTAATCATTTGGTAGTTCGTTTGTAGGATCGTGTTGATCTGTACCTTGTGGTTCTAAGGTTGGATCAACTAAAGCACCTTGTAAACCAATATAGAACTTGTCGCCACCCTCATAAGGTTCTAGTTCCATTTTTGCCCTTGCTTCGTTTGGTGTCATTACACCAGACGATATAGCAACTTGAAAACCTCTAACCCTACTTAGTTGGTCGCCACGTGCAAATTCATCTGTATCTAATCTAACATATTGTTTACCCGGTAATAATGAACTAAATCCGTCCTCTATGCGTCTAATCCACGGAAGTAATGTATGCCTTACAAATGCAAGTCCGTTACTTTCAATATTTGAATATACGTTTGATCCGTCTTTAGATAACAATAAATGTGCTGGTATTCTAAATACTCTTGCAATTTCATTTACTATCTGTTCACGTGCTTTTATAAGTTCGTCCCCTGCCGAAGCTGATATAGCTTTCCATTTAAGTCCACCTGTAAGAACTGCTGGTTTTCTATTTCTTGAATGATTGTTTAACCAAGTTTCTTTTAGTACGTTAGCTTGTTCAGCTGTAAGTTCTCTATCTGTTTCTAAAACGCTGCTTGGTGTACCACCTTGACCATAAAACTGTGCTATGTGTCTTTCCATTGCTAATGCAAGTCCATAAGTATTTCCATTTACTCTTAGTGGACTAACACCAACAAGTTGTCCGGGATATGAATACCAAGTAAAATGTAGCATATTGTTTTTTGTAATCTTGCGTTCATCTTTGCCATTAGCGTTTGTTATAAAATAACATTTTTCGCCATACTGCATTTCTACTTTAATTTTATCTGGGTGTACTGGTGTTAACGCTACTGGTCTGTTTTGTCTATCTCTATCTACTAAAACAAATGCGTTTCCGTGCATTGCCATTGATGTAATAATTTCGTGCATTACTTGAAAGATTGTTTGGTTTGCGTTTGGTGTTTCTAAAAACTTTGGTTTATCTGTAAATATTGTCTTAGAACTATCATATCTAAGTGTTTTAACTGGTAATAACGCAATACTATCAGCTAATAATGAAATAGCACTAAAAACTGTTGAAATGCCTAATGCAGATATTTCGTTTACTTTTTCCCCGGTGTAGTTATAAAGACCACCCTCACGTAGTGATAATAAATCGGTTAGGTTGCCTAAAGCTGCGTCCCTGTTTTCTGCTCTTTTGAATAAACTCATCTAACTGTTAAATAACTTCCTAATATCATAAACGCACCTGCCACTATGTAAGCAAGTGATGTATTTAATGTATATACACCATAAATTATAAGACCTGCACCGACTACTTCAAGCATTGATGTTATATAGTTAATCATTCATTCTATCCTTTGCTATATTATAATATTCTTTATCTAACTCTATCCCAATAAAATTTCTATTAGTGTTTATACAAGCTACACCTGTTGAGCCACTTCCCATTGTAAAATCTAACACTACTTGATTTTGTTTAGTGTATGTTTTTATTAAGTATTCAAGTAGTTCTGTTGGTTTTTGTGTTGGGTGTTGACCTTTTTTATTATATTTTGTTATATTAATAATTGATTTTGGGTACCTAATTCCTTTATTGTTTATTGGTATTCTTTTTTTATAACCATATTGATGTTCATTTTGATGTTTTCTTTTATTTGAACTTCTATTATCTTTATATGGTTTACCTTTTTCCATAATTGGATTGTAATATATTTTGCTTTTTGCAAATAAAGAAATTATTTCAAAACTTGGCATTGGTCTAATTTTTGCTAATCCCGGTGTTGATGTATATTTATTCCAAATTAAATCATATTTAAACTCTTTTAAATTACTGAACCTTAAATGACTACTAAATGGCTCTGTGCCAAATAGTGCTATTGCAGTATTATTTTTCCTAATTCTTTTAAGTTCTGCCCACATTGGCTCATAAGGTATAACAAAATCCCATTTACAAGCAGTTGTGCCATAAGGTGGATCAGTTAAAATAAAATCTATTGAATTATTAGGTAGCTCTTTCATTACTTCTAAGCAATCGCCATTATATAGTTTCATAAATTAATTATCGCAACTTCTGGTTCATCATCTAGTGGATCGGGTGCAGTTATTCTATCTAACATCATTACCATTGCAATACAGCTATCAATCTTTCTTTTTGATCTACCTTTAGATAATCGCCAACCCATATCGGTTGTTCGTTGTGCAGCTGACATAACTTGGTCTGTAAATGTTGGATCGCCATTATGTCTAACTTTATTATTTGCAATCAAGTCATAAGCATTACCACACGCTGGTATCATTCTTGAATGTGTCTGTGGGAAGTTGACCATTGGTACACCTCTATCAAGCAATACTTGTGCTGAACGTTCAAAAAATGCTGGATCGTATGCTACTTCCTGTACTCTATACTTTTTCATTAGATCAACAACAAATGCTTCTATTTCTTGATAATCCATAAAGTTTTCATCTTGTGGTAGCCATATCTTTGCTTGTGTGTAAATTACGTCGTTTTCATCTTTTTGTCCGTACACTATCGCAACGCTATCGTGTCTAAGTGCCATATCAATACCAACAAACAAAGGTCTATCTGGACTAAGTGTTAGTTCTGTATCTTCACACGCTAACCATTGTTCTATTTCAATCCAACTTTCTTCATCTGTTCTAGTCCATTGATTTAAGTGATAACGTTGAAATTCATTTATTGGTAAAGATTTCATTCTACGTCTTAGGTTTTCTATTGGCCACCAGTCATTAGGTATAGCCGGGTTTACTTTTTCCCATATTTTTTCATCTTTTGGATTATCTTCTTCATTTGCACCAATCCATTTAAAATAAAACTCTGGATCTTTTTGTTTACCTTTTTCTTTCAAAATGCCACGTTGATACATACGACCTGCCATACTATCTAAATCGTGACCTGCTGTTGTAATGTTTAGCACTAAACCGTCTTTACGTTTTGCTGTGTTGTTTGATAATACGTAATGTACACGTTCTAAGTTAATATTATTCCATTCGTGTATTTCATCAGCTATAAAACAACTGTTACGTCCACCGTCTGCTGTTCCTGCTTTTGCAGCAACTCTAAATGCTCTACCCGGTGCATTCTTAACTTGTATTTCATTTTCAAACGTTTCAACCATATCTCGTAAAAAGATACTTTCAGTACACATAGTTTTCATAGTTCCAAATACTAGGTTTGCTTGTTCATAACTTGCAGCAGCTACGGCAACAAGTGGGGAAGTGACACCACTACCAAGTAATTCGTACATTCCTATTGCAGCTGCTAAAGCTGTTTTACCGTTACCTTTTGGTAATCCAATTAATGCTTCTCTATATTTTCTTTCGCCATTATCTTGTACTTCATATAGATCGTATATAATTGCTTTTTGCCAATCATCTAGTTTAAACGGTTCGCCGTAAAAATCGCCCTCGCCGTGTACGCAAAACTTCTCTATAAACTTAACTACTCTTGCACCCCTAGTTTCTGGTAAGCTAATCATTTTCGTTTTCTATACAATTACAATGCAAACTACATTCGCAACATAAATTAACGTGGTTTATATTTTTACTCATCATTGACACACATTTTACAAATTATTTTTGTATCGTCTTGATCATAAAACAAATCGTAACATTGTTCACACATAAGTATGTATTCAACTGCACCACTCATTGTAAACACCTACTACACGTGTCTGACCACTTAGCATAAAAGTATTGATTACAATTTTTACAAGGTTTCATATAATCGGTTTGTTTATTCGTTACCATTTTGTAATTTATCTAAGATAAATTCTTGTAATTGTTGATGTTTAATACTTAATCGCATTCTGTCATTTTCTTCTACTGATTTCATTAGTATTATTGTTATTTTTTGTAATTCATCATCAGTAAGTATATTTTGCCAATCATTAATAAATTCAATTATTTTTTCTTTCATACTATTCTTCTTCCTGTTCTAACATCTTTAATCTTGGATCAACTAATTCTTTTTCTTCATCATCTGTTAAAAGTTGTTGAAGCTGCTTAAATCCCATTTGTGCTTCCCCAAATGCTATTCCAAGTCTTTGTCTAGCTAATGGTGTTAATCCTAACTCTTGTTCTAATTTTAATACTTTTTCTTCTAATTTCAGCGTTAGCATAATTAATGGATTTATTGTAGGTTGTCCTGTTGATCCAACTGATAATAAACCTTTATTACCCATATTCTGAATAGTACGATTAGCACGTTCAACTTCGTCATAATATTGAAATAAACGATAAAATGCCGGGAAGTCAACTCTTTGTGCTGTACTAGCTAATTCGCTATCCCAATATTCTTTCCAGTAGTTGCGTGTCTTTGTTAACCACCTTGAATTAGGTTTTGGTGTTTCAAATGACTTACCACCTTGTATTACATTCAATGAATTATCCCTATGCCCTGTAAGTTTATCTTTTTGTTTTGGTAATCTACCCCTTTTAGCCATTATAGACTTCCAATTAACTCGGCTTTTTGTCCTGTTAGATTTTGCCAACGGTCTATAATTACTTGGCAATATTCTGGATCTAGTTCCAACATAAAGCAATTACGCTCTAATTGTTCACAAGCTATTAACGTTGAACCACTACCACCATAAATATCTACAATGTTTTGTTTTTCTTTTGAATAATTATCTATAAACCAACTAGATAGTTTTATTGGTTTTTGTGTTGGGTGGTGTCTTTTTTTATCAAATTCCTTCTCTGTACCAAAAATACCTGCCCATTTAATTCTGACTATATTTCTTTTGTGTTTAGCTTTTGACCAACATAGTTCAAAACACGAACCATACATTTTATCTGCTTGTTCATCTAAACGTTTATCCCACACAAATACAGAACCGTTATTTCTATCAGCTATATATTCAGCAAAATAATCAAAACCCCATATAAATATTTCTTTACAATCAAAATTATTAAATATTGTTGTAATAAGTTCTGGTTTGAAATCATCATTGTCGCCTATGACTTGTTTATATTTACCACCAGTTTTTGGTGCACCTTTTGATTTAAGCATTTCTACATTTGTTTTCATATCACTAAAATCAGCATTTAAAAACATACCGTATGGTGGATCAGTAAACACTAAATCAATAACATTATCTGTAATTAAAAAATCTATATGTTCTTTATTTGTAGCGTCCCCACATACAAGCGTATGATTACCTAATTTGTATTTTTGACCAAGTTTTATTTCTGTTTGTCTAATAGCTGGTGCTTCATCTTCTATAACTTCTTGTTTTTTTACTAAAGCTAATAAATCTTTTTCATCAAATGATGTTGCTTCTAATAGTTCTAAATCACTTGCAACTGATCCAAGCATATCTGCTAGAAAGTCCTCATCATACGTTCCCAAATCTGATGTACGGTTATCAGCAAGTGCAAACGCTTTAGCTGTTAATTCATCATCATCAGTAAAAAGTACAGCTATTTTATCCCAACCAAGTTGTTTAGCAGCTGCAAGTTGATGATTACCAGATATAACCGTGCCGTCCTTAGTTGCAACAATTGGTTTACGTTGACCAAACTTATCGTAGCTTTTTGCAACAGCTTCTACATTACCTACTCTAGGATTGCCGTCTAGGTGTTGTAATTTATCTACCGGGTACGCTAATGGTTTTAGATCATCTGCAATTTTATGTTTATCGTTCATAATATCCTTTGTATTAGCAATCTTACTTTAAACAACTATGTAACAACATACTACTACATAACACTACGATACATTGTGATTTAAAAACATACCGTATGGTGGATCAGTAAAAACCATATTTGTTACATTATCTTTTATTAAAAAATCTAAATGTTTTTTATTAGTAGCGTCCCCACATACAAGCGTATGATTACCTAATTTATATTTTTGACAAAGTTCAATTTCTGTTGCTCTTATCTCTGGTGCTTCATCTTCTATGACTTCTTGTTTTTTTAC